GTCAAACGAAGAGTTTAACTCTTCAAAGCGCTCTCCCGGCTTCTTCGAAGAAGTCGCGAGTTTTCTTTTCTGGAGATCAAAAACCAGGCTCTGGACCACAAACTGCACCTGTTGGTGTAACTCTTGGTTCAACCGGCGAGATCATTCCTAAAAAGCAGAAACAGGAAAAATTGAATGCCCTGCAACAAAGTATTGCAGATCAGGCTTCACCTGCGCTGAAAAAAGTAATAGATGATAACAAAGAAGAAATCGTCAACCAATTTTGGGACGCCTTTGTTAATAAAATTAAAAGTGAATTTACATTAGCTAAAGTTAATGCAACTAAATTCGCCTCCGAAAATCCTAGCACTATAGTTGGTGTTTCGACTTTTTCAATGTCTGCTGTTGCAACGGGATTATCCTGTATCGTTGGAGAACCCTCCGAAATTGCAATGGTTGGAATAGTTTCAACTGCGTTGTCTGGTTCTTTAACCGCCGCAGCTCACATTCTTCATAATAATGGAGTTGATATGACCGATTTTGTGAACACAGCAACCCTAAGTGGTGCTGTTTTAGGTTCAGTGACTTTTGTCTTGGCCGTTCGCGAAATTGTGTCTTGTGTTAACAAATATATGAAGAGTGGAGTTCATACTATTCCCGAAGCTAAAGAAACCCCTACTCCTTTTGGTCTTGTTGCTGATATGGCATGCAAAGTTGGAGTTTTCGCCGGTCTTATTGGACTGTTGTGTGGAGATGCTAAAAACTTGCATATGGTTGTTCAAGCTTGGCGAGATATTAGATGGGCGTTCAGTGAGTTGTCTACGTGTTATACGAAAGGTGCTCTTGAATGTGGAATCGAGGATATGGAAGAAGAATTGAAGAAAGAAGAAATGGACCAAGAAACGGCTAATAAATCGCTTGTTCTATTAGGAAAAATTTGTTCGTCAGCAAGAGCTGAAGAAAAACGAGAACGTGAAAAAGGTGATGCCCTTGACGGTATTACTTTTGTTGAAGATGGAGACACCAATGAGATGGCCCTCTTTAATTATGTCGGCGCTTGCTCTTCTCTTGCTAAAGATGAACTTAAAACCCTTTACTTAAGATGTAAAAATGATAATTGGAAGGTTGGGGAACCTTTAACTGAGCTTAAGTCACTCATTAAAAATGGACTTGCTATTTTTGAGGAAACAACTCCCGTTCTTGAAGTTAAATCTGATGGATCTGATGAAGAGGAATTTTCTTTTGATGCACCAAAACGAGTCGTAATTAAATTGCGTTCTGTTCCAAAAGTCATGGAAAAGGAATCCAAACTCTCCGCTTTAGCGTCGATGGGTGATAAGATTTCTAAGTACGTTTCTGAACACACAACACAATTTATGGTTGGTGGATGCGTTCTTGCGTCTATTATGACTGCTGCTGTTGCTGGTTTATTGTATCAATATTCCGACGAAATTAAAACTAGTGTTGTTGGCACTGCTGTTGAGATTATTTCTCCCGCTATGACAAAACCTGTTGTAAAACCTTTACTTCTCAAGGAAGCCGAGACTGTTTACACTATTGAAGATGTAAAAATCATGATGGTTCCACAGGCCGCCTATTTGGCTGGACGTCTAGCTCAAGCTAGAATTGGTTTGTTCACTCCTATTCAGGAAGGAAAATCTAAATGGAAGAACATGAACTCTGCCGATCGTGGTAAAGAAAATCGTAGACAAGAACAGAAAGAGCGTGCTGAACGCGATTGGAAAGAACTTAAGTCTGAAATTCGAGAACTTAAAACAGATTTCGACCGTGAACAAGTTGATTTGTGGGTAGAAGAACGAGATAATCTCGGTTTTCGCCTTGATGACTTTGAGAAACACGGAAATTATTCAGATGAAAAACAGCGTCAAATATATGATGAATTGGATAAACAATATAGAAAGTTATCTTGGAATTTATTCAAGATGTACGATATGTACCAAAGAACTGAAAATGTATCCAAAGTTTCGGCTGAATCGAAACCTGTTGACCCAAGAAAACCAGCTATTCTTCTTGAAAGTGTTGGTAAAAAACCAAAAATTGAATTCATTGATTATGGACCCAACAAAGGTAAAGAACCAGTTGAGGTAAGCGTGAGTGCCCCCAAATGTTCTGAATCTACAGTTGAGGATAAACTTAACCAATTTGTTGGAAAACCAACCAGTTCACTCCCAGAAGAAGAAGAAAAACAGAAGAAGAGGCGAGTAAGAAAAAGAGGTCCGCGTAGAAAGAAAACTACGGTAAAGACGTCTGAAACTGAAAAACCTTCTGAAGAACTCGTTGTTAAGAGACAACAAAAGGCTCAATCAAGCCCCGCTGAAAAGCCAAAAGTTCAAAAATCTTTTAAAGATGCTTTAAAAACAAATATGGTTGAAAAACCACAAAAAGAGGCAGCTGAAAAGCCCAAAGCGTTTAAAGAATTGAAAAAGAAAGCACCTGTTGCGTGTCGTTGTTGTAAAAAACAAGACCATCGAACACATGAGTGTAAGAATCTGCCAAAAGGATTTGTGGTTAAAACACTAAAAGAGATGGAGAAGATGACACCTGCACAAAAGAAGGCTATGTTTTTAAAGAATACTAGTTTGTTAAAACACAAACCGTATACACAGCAATCTGCTTCTATTCATGAACCGATTAAAGGATCTTTAGAATTGCACAATTGTTTGATTCCCTTATTCAATCCCCGAGCTGGAAACACCGGAGTAGATCAAGAATTTTGGGGCACAATGGGAAAATTTCATGTTGATGGAGTTTGGCAAGTCGTTATAACCGAACACCAACTTCTCCCCCATGTGTATTACAATGGAAATGATGATCAAGTGCATCTATTGCCACCAAAGGATCAGTGGTTCACTTATGGTGATGGCAACATCTCATTTTGTAGAATACCCGCTGATAAGCTAAAAGGACTTCCAAAGATTAGGTCATTTAGTGTTGCCGCCCCTAGAAAAGGACATGGACACTCTTGCTTGTACATAGGATTGAATCCTAAGACAATGGAACGCGAGGTTGTGGACACTTTGTATTCATGGGATGGAGACAAAACCCATGATGTTGTTCACTCTGCATCTACAGCCAATTTTAGTTGTGGATCCTTTTTGTATGACTCTAAGTTGAAGGCAGTCATTGCACTGCACCATGGATCAGTTGGACCAGATTCCAAACATGGTGAGAACAATTTATGTTCTCCTTTAAAAGTAATGGGGTTACGCCGATAGAGTACCCCAAACAAAGTCATGGCACGTATGTACCCTTGCGAAAGTTTGAGGGAGTACAACCTTATAAGAATATGGAAACCGTCGGAACCTTGCCAGGATCTACTATAAAAAATAGAAGATTGTGGTCTCGACGCCAAACACCGTATTCTAACCTTTATGGAAAGTTTAATTTGCAGGAGTTGATGAAAATCGCCCAAGATAAATTCGCTGTTGTGAATGCCTGTGAATCTAACTACTATAAAACTGCTTCATCGTGGGATGTCAAACCTGAGTATTCTTATGCTGGATGTGAATCGCATAAGTTTGGTCTCAGTTTTTTCTCGCATTATTATGCGCCAATAATGGAAGATTGCATTGCTTCAAGTGAAGAAATATGTGAGTACATTGACTGGACAAAGTCCCCAGGTTGGCCCCATACTTATTTTGGTTTTAAGACAAAACAAGACTTAGTCCACTCATTAACAGATACTCTGTTTGTTGATCGGACCCAAACACTCCCTATATGGAATGTTGCTGGTAAAGTTGAGTTTAAACTTTTGAGTGATATAGAAGATAACAAAATCAGGCTTTTTCAAATACCTTGTTTTGAACTCCTTTGGTCACAACTAAAATTCGGAAAACGTGTATCTTTGCGTTTGATGAACAAACATTGGTCTGCGTATGGATTTAATCCTTATGCTGGAGGGTTCGATAGATTAGCTCAAAAATTGCTAATGAAACGATACCGCGGATGTTACGACGTCAGCGGGTGGGACAAATTTCTCCCCCTCTTGAAAGATATTTATGATATTCTACTCAAAAATGGTAATATACCGGAAAAAGAGTTAGAAGAATTTCTGTGGAATACTGAAAACACATGCAACTTTTTGTTAAAATTAACAAATGGTAACGTAATCCGTAAAACGTATGGAAATGCGTCGGGTAGCGGTTGCACCACAAGGGATAATATCTTCGGACATATAATAATTTTTGCAGCTGGTCTTTATGAAGCTTATTTGCTTAAGACTGGCTCATCACCTCCTTTTTCACTTGTACATGATCAACTAGTTAATCTCTATGGAGATGATAATGTTTATTCCTTGGACGAGGATTTTTCTCTCATGTGTGATGAGGAATTTCTCGGACGGCATCTTGGAAGATAC